GCCGTCGACCACCGGCGTGAAGTCGAGCGCGTCAACCCTCACGGTGTACTGGTCGACCTCTGTAGCGGTAAACGGGCCCGACAGCGTGCCGTCCAGCTTGCGCACTCCTACCAGGTGTTCGGCCCCGGTGCTGAAGTCCATTGGCTCCGATGAGCTCAGCAGCGTCCCTGATCCGGTGACTACGAAGTCCAGCAGGATCGCGCTCTGGCAACGCTTTGGCGCATCATCAGCAACGGCGGCAAAGCTCAGGTATCCGCTGTTGCTGCCGTCCATCTCGGTTTCCCAGGTGTAGATGTCGGTGCGGAATTTCTGGTGGCCGCGCCGGCGCATGCCGAAACGCCAGGCCCTGGTCTTGTCGCTGAACCCTGGCATCTTGATCTTCTCGACCTTCGTGCCAAGATCCCCCGGCCAGCGGCACTCGACCGTTTCCCAGGCCCATGTGGTGCGCGACAAGTACTCGACATCAACGCCATCAAAGTCGTTGATCGACGGCATCGCACCGCTGATCTTCAACATCTTGGTCATGTTCTGGGGCGAGTAGGTCTGGGTTTTAGGGCCGTAGCTCACGTCGAAGGCTGCCCTGGCGCTGTCACGAACCGGGCGCAGCAGGCCACGGAACGTGACCAGCTCACCGAACCCACAGGCCAACGCGTTGTTCACCATGTCCTTCACGGTGATCGTGGCGTCCAGCGTCTCGTCGTAGGTATCGCCACGGGCCACGCAGATGTTGTGGAAGGCCTGCCATTCCGGCAGATCCAGGTCGTCGTCCGTGTACCCGCGCTTCTTCAGTTGGTAGATGCACCATGGCACGATGTCGCGACTTGGCCCGGAGCCACCCGCCATGAGGGGCAGGATGCGCGTTGCTTCTGCGCTTACCTGGCTCTCCGACTGGGCAGAGAGGCGGTCACCACCACGGATATTGCAAGTCATCACCGTCAAACCCGGGTAACTCGTCGGCGAGCTCTGCATCCGCCCGCGCAGGTCCGTCCAGGTCGCATCGTCGCGGGCCTCATCGTTGATCCGCCCGGGCCTGTCCACATACTGCTTGCGAACCCGAGCCTCAGCACGCATCGGATAGGGAAGCACTACCCGATCCGTAAAACCTTGTGCGTCGAGCGAACCGCCCACGTTCATGTACTGCAGCTGAGTCCATGCACCTGCTACGTCCATGTCTCGGTACTCGAAGACGTAGTACGTCGGGATCTCGTATATCTGCCCTTCCCGGCCGATGCCGGCAAGACCGTTGGCGTAGGTCACCGACCACTCCAGTTCGGTCACCTTCTCGCTCTCTGGGCAGCAAGAGAATGGCCCGCGATAACCACCCTGCAGGTTGGATGCATCAAGGGTGATCAGGCCATTGACGGTCTGCATGGCGTTGAAGCCTGGCCAGTCGTCATCGGTTGCCCCGGACGAGGTCAGGCGCGCCACTTCCAGCAGGCTGGTGCTGAAGGCCGTGATCCTATATAGAAGGCCGCGCGGGCCTATGGTTGCCAGGCCCTGACCCAGCGCCAGACCGACCACCGGCGAGCCACCGTCGTAGTCCAACGTCATCTCTGCTGGCTGCTCAGGAATGGCGCTGGTGGTTGCCGTGCCGGTCACGCCGACCGGTGAAGCCCCCAGAATGGTCGAGGCGCCTGTTGCGGTAATGGCCTGGCCGGCGAATGGTGTCAGCTCAACGAAACGCAGCCGTCCGCTGCTCTGCTGCGCCTGGAACGGCATGCCGCTGAGCAGCGTGTTGAGTGCGGACACCAGGCCAGCCAGGTCGGTTGTTGCCGTGTTGAGCGTGATCGGGTAGGTGGACGATCCGCGCACAAGGCTGAAGCTCAGCGGCGTGACGTTGAAGTCGTAGCGCGTCGGTGCGGAAGAACCGGTCAGCGTAGAAGCGGTGCCGGGGGTTGCTGGCACTGCGGGACTGAATGGCGTGTAGCTGTTCACCACGTACAGGCCGGCGTTCGCCCCGGCGACCTCGATCAGCATCCCAGGCGTTGGGTTCAGCATCTCCAGCGGGCCGCGCACGATATCTCGACCCACCCCGCCGTCAATAACGGTGTAGGTGTACGGCGCAAGCACGCGGACGATGATTCCGTTCGACCAGTCCGCTGGGAATTGGCCGGAGCCGGCCGGCACGCTGATGGTGTCGCCCACAAACTGGTAAGCCGAGGCGGTGGCCGACCTGGTCAGGTCGGTGGCCATGGTCAACTCCAGGCCTGCGGACCCGCTGGAACTGGCACCGACCTCTGGAACATTGAACCAGTTGATATGGGCAGGATCGGCAGACAGATCTGCGCCTGGTGGGTAGATAGTGAACGTAGCGTCCGCGCCCAGGGAGATCAGCGGCGTTTCGCCTACCTTGACCTTGGCCAGGGGTACGTCGTACTCGCCTTCACCGATGTAGAGCAGCATTTCTACGCGCTGATCGCGAGGAGCGAGGTATGCCCGGCGCGGCTGAGCCAGGTAAGACGGATAGACCCTCTGGTGTCCGGCGATCTGCCGCACCGGGTCGCCCAGCTTGACCTTGTTGCCTTTTGCACTGGCATCCATCAGAGGGTCGCCCTGCTGGGTGCCGGTGCTCGATGGCATGCCCGGCATCTTGGGCATGATTGCCTTCAGCACCGCCTTCGCACCCTTGAATAGAGCGAAGGTGATGGAGAATGGATCGGTGCCCTTCGGCTCACGGTAGATCTGGAGCAGGTCGCTCGGCTTGAATTTCACCTTGTGCCACAGGTGGTGCCCAATTACCTCGTCGTTCAGCACCACGCTGATTGGCGGGCTATCCCGACGCTCATACGACGGTGCCAGAGCCTTCAGCCACTCCTCGATGGACATGCGGCGGTCGGTGGTCCAGGTGCCGAGAGGTGCAGTTTCACTCAGCTTGCTCGGATAGAACTCGATCACGGTAATACACCACCTTGGGTTGAGCGGCTTCGAACTCGCCAGTTGTTCGGAGGCAGGCGCCCCCTGGATTTGTGTCCAGCACCTTCAGCCGGCCTTCGCTGCGCACCACCACGCCTACGTGCAGGCACAGCGCACCGCGGAACACGGCAGCGATGGCGCCAGGCTCCGGCGCACACTCTTCCATGCCCTGGCGCAGGTCGTGATAGGCCTCGGTGTTGGCCCTGACCTTGTCCTTCCCTACAGCGCCAAGGCTTGGCAGTAGCGGCAGGCCGAACACCTGATGGCGCACGGCGATGCACAGCCCCCAACAATCGAAGGCAATAGGCCCCCGTGCACCCTCGCGATACGGGGCGCGCATGAATTTCTCGATCATGGTCAGATGTACTTCAGGCCAGGTGCCAGAGATGTGGTCAGGACGGTGCGCAGACCGTTGGTGTTGAGCAGGTCGAAGAAGCCCGCAGTGAGCTTGGCCACGTCGTCCTCATACTCCCGGCTGAGCAGCGTCATGCGGTACCGCTCGCTCGGGAACGACAGGTCTTCGGCCAGGTAGCGCCGGAAGGTGATGATGAAGCGCTTGTCAGCAGCCTTGGCCGCCTCCACCACCTCCTGCACCTCGCCGGTCACGTTGTCCAGGCCAAGTACCAGGTTCTGGAACGCGCTGTTGTCGTTCTTCGGCAGGGCCAGGTCCATGGCCATCGCGACGAAGGTGAGCGTCCGCCCGTCCTCTGTCGTGCACACCCGGTCTTCCCAGCCAGAGCAGTACAGGTGGGAGACGGTTCCGCCCTCCTCCCGCGCCTCGATGGTATCGACCAGCTCACCCCGACCAGATGCGTAGCACTCTTCGATCAGGCTCATCCGAAGTACCTCGTGTACCACTTGTCCAGGCTGCCAGAGAGCTGGGTGTTGAACTGATCAAGAGGCATACCCAGGGCCGCGCTTATGTACTGGTCCTCGGTGTAAACAGGACGGTCCTTGAACTCCAATTGCGCCGTGAACCGCCAGCGCTTTATCTGGGCAAGCTCACCGCCGGTATACATGCCCTTGAAGTGAACCAGATGCACCTGCATCCCCAGCGGGGTCTGCAGCGGCATTTCGAACCACTCGAAGCCAAGGTTCAGAGTCCATGTATGCCACCCCTCGAACAGGGCAGCCTCCTGCTCACTGAAGTTGAAGGTGAACCGAGCGGAGGTCGGCGGCTTCCTAGTCGCAATCCGGTACCGGGTGCGCCCCGTCACCATCGGCGTAGCCCGCATCGGATCAACCGTGCTCAGCCCATACCCCTCCTGCAGAGGAAGTGGCAATTCTGCCGGGTATTGAATCATTGCCGTTCCTCAGCTGAGGTTTCGATTTATGTGAGCGGGCTGAGGCCCAGGGCTTCTTCCATGCGGGCGAGGCGCCTTTGCAGGAGCAGCTCTTTCTCATCAGGCGGGACAACCGGCTCGGGCACAGTTGCGCCCGCCCCGTCATCGGCCTTTTCGGTTTCGGTGGTCATGAGATTTCCCTTTAGGATCCCTGCCGGCGCAGGCCGTAGGCATCTTCCAGCGCTTGAGACATAGGCCCGTTACCCCAGATATCGGCCACATACACGGTTGCCATCTGATCGCCGTTGTCGTCGCGACTTTGCTCGACCTCTCCAGCACGAGATCTGTCCTGCACCAGATTCACCACCAGGTTGGTCTGAGCTGCTGTCGGAGCCTGGGGGCTTCCGGACTTCTGCATCGAGATAACCGAGCCGCCACCCCCGGCCACGGATACCCGCTCATTCGAGTTGATGGCTTCCAGCAGTGCCCGGTTGCGCTTGGTCGCCGCGGCATTCACGACGAACTCACCATCACTTAGGCGGGCCATGATGCTGTCGGAGGTGCCGGTACCGGCGCCAGACACGTAGCCACCGGTGGCGAATCCGGGGATCACTGCCAAGCTGGACGCCAGCGCCGTGGTCGAGGTCAGTGCGGCGGCGGCTGGCACGGAGTTGGCGCCAAGCGTTGCCAGAGACGCCATCGCCGCAGCCGGCGCCCAGGCCGTGGCCGTGGTTCCGGCCAAGATCATGCTCTGGCTGGCTGCTGCAGCGCCTAGCGTGGCGTTCAGCGCCGCATTCAGCGCCATCTGCACGCCCATCTTCACAAAGCCAGCGAGGATGTCGCGCACAACGTCACCAGCGATGTCGCCCAAACTACTGAACGACAGCTGCCCATCCATGATCGCGTCGGTGATATCGGTCGAGATGTTGTTGAACGCGCTGGAGAAGATGTACTCGGTCTGCCCGGCGATGTCGCGCGCCTGGTTGCCGAAGTTCTGCACCGCCGCAGTCCACCCGTTGATCGGATTGAGCATGGCCTGATCCATCATCGCCCAACCCTTCTGCAAGGCTTGAAGCCTGGCCGGGTTGGTCTCTTCGAGGATCTTTATCTGCTCCTGAATAGCAGCGCGCTGCGAGGCGTTCTCGGCAAGCCTCAAGTTGTCCTGCAGAGCGATAATCTCATCGTTCATCTGCCGCTCTAGCTGAACGCGCTGGCGGTAACGGTCAGCCTGAAGATCGCCCATGCCGACAGAATTGGCTTCGACCCTATAGCCCTCCTCCTCAATTGCGAGGCGGCGATTCACCTGAGCCCGATACTGCTCAGCAGCGGTCAGGCCTTGTGCGCCCTTCAGTGCCGCCGCGTAGTTGATCGAGGCCTGAGCCAGCGCCTTACTGTATTCCTCCTGGGTGATCTTGCCCTTGCTCAGCGTCAGATCAAGCTGGGTCTGCTCTTTGGTCAGCGCCCGAGCGGCCTGGGCTGCTGGGTCGTACTGGCCATAAAGACGAGCAAAGGTGTTTTCTGCCTCAGCCACGCCACGGTTGACGTTCTTCGGTGCGTTCTTCTT